AACCTTTAGAGGCATCAGCTACAGCTTTAATAGCAGCCTCTACTTCTCTGTTTGCAAGCTCTAAAGCACGAAGATTTTGACGATCTACTTCGCCACCAGCTATCAGAGCATCTTGGGCCTTCTTAAGGTCCTCTAATGCTTCTCTATAAGAAATAGTTGATCTTGCAGCATCTATCTGAGCATCGCTTTCAGATCTTTGAGCGTCTGCTAGTTTTTCTTGTGCAGCAATTACTAATCTATTTCCATCTACGCCTTCACGATTAGCTTTTGCTGTTGACTTACGAAGATCATTGTTTTTATCAATTGCACGACGAAGATTAAGATCTGCCTCAGCAAAAGCAAGCTCAGCCTCACGACGAGCACGGGAGTTAGGTGGAAGGTCTTGAACACGCTGTAGAGAATCACGAGCTTTTTCAAACTCAAGTCGTGCTTTCTTTTCGGAGATAACTCCGCCTTCAAGCTCAAAGCGGAGTTGCTGAATTGCTTCTTTAGCATCTTCACGAGCTTTTGTAACTTCCTCAAGAGCTTTTTCAGTGTTTTTAACAGCATCTTGATAAGATCTTTCAGCTCTTTCAACAGCAAGAGCTGCATCTGCAACTGCAATAGCTGCATCAGATTCTGCTTCAACAGCATCTGCTTTTCTCTGGTTGTTTTGACGTACAGTGTCATCTAAGTTGTAATAAGCATCTGCCAATCTTTCATTTGCTGCGGCAAGTCTGTCTGCATCTGCTGCTGCGTTTTGTCCTACCTTTGCACCAGCACTGATAGCTTCTCCTACGCCACCAAATGCTGCTCTAAGTACTCCAGCGGCAGCAGCAACTGCTAAAAATGCACCAGATAAACCAAGGAGAGCAGGTGTGGCTGCTCCAGCTATAGAGACTAAGACTCCAAGACCACCAATTACTGAACCTATAGCTCCACCAACTGCAGTTAGCGCTGTTGATAGAACATAACCAGCTCTAACTAGCCCTAAAAACTTTTGTCTTGCAGCAGTAAATCTATCTACATCTGCTTGAGATAAAGACTTTCCAAACAAAGCAGCGACATCGCCACTACTTTTCTTAAACCCTCTAGCAAAACCAGATCCAGCATCAGATCCAGCACGCTCACCTACTCTATCTACACCATCGAAAGCACTTTGTATGTCTCTTCTTACGCCAGTAGTGATGGCACGAACAATTACCGATGCTTCACCTACAACCGCCATGCCATCACCTCCTAGCTACCAAATGGTGCATCTAATATGTCTCCAAAAGGTTTTTCGGAGTTAGGATTGAAGTCTGTCGGTGGGACATAAGACTTCGTTGGTCCCTTTTCGGGATCAAATGGTTGAAAATCTTCCTCGAAACCACTTGCGTTAGTTTGAGAAAAACCTTCCTTCTTTGAAGATGAAAATCTATATTCTTTTTGATATAGACTCTTGTAGATAATGCTTCTAGCTTTATCTCTAGCTTCTGCTTGTTCAGCAGTAGAGACGTTGAAATCAGATTCCATATAGTAATGAAGGACATCTAACATGTCTGACATATCCATACTCTCCAATCTCAATCCTTGCGTTAAAGCTTTACCGTTTATATAAGGCCAGAGGTCTACTGCCCACTCTGAGATTGCTCTGGCCCCTGCATAGGGCGGCCTGAATACTGTTCTACTAGCCAAGCGGTGATTTCGCCTAGAGTTTCTACAGTTACAATCTTTTCCTTATCATCAATAAGTTTCAAAAATCGCTCATAGCTTTCTGGCAAAAGAGCTTTTGAAAAAATATCTTTAACGGTGTCAGCCGCATCCGTGGCATTTCCACTGCCAGCTTTTGCAACAAGACTTAGAAGCGCATTACCTTGTAGGTTTTTTACGCACTCGAAATCTTCACCATGAAGCTTAAATGAGATTGGCTCGGTGTTTCTTTCTCCACCAGAACCAAAATCCTTGAATCGTGCTGTCATCAGTTTTCCTTATCTGTCGTTGTATTAATTATATCTTGGCTTTTAGAGCGTCACTTAGGTAACGATTAGCTTTACTTCCTGGATGCTGAACTGCATGTGCATAGACAACTTGACCTCTTGAAACAAACCTAAGCATTTTTCCGCTTTTTGGGGTTATTGTTCGAGGAGAAGTTCCTTCGTGGTGAGCTAATGCGTAATCCAAGGTTGACCCAACCCAGATACGTTGTCCTCGAGGATCTCTCATATGTCTCATATGAATAGAACTACGAAGATTTCCAGTTCTTACACCTACCATTGCTCTGGCAACTGTAATTATTTCATTTCCTTTATCATTTAGAAACCTTCCTACTTCTCCATTTGGATTGTTAAGGAAGTTATCTAAAACCGAGTTGTAAAACTTAACTTTGGCCATTATGGAACCGCCATAGTTATAGTCATACTTACTGTTTGAAACCCGCCCTCAGGAGAGCCAGTTTCTACTGTTGCAATAACTCCAAGACCAAAACTTGCTGGATCCCAGCGGTCTAGTTCTCTTGCGCTATCCAACAGAATCCATGCATCGTATGCAGATATTTCAGATCCATCTTGGATTGCATCTGCTGATGGAGCTCTACCGTTTGCCCCTACTGTAGGAACTTCACGAGAAACTTGTACAAGAAGAGTAGCTGATCTTGGATCATTGCACCTGCGTGGAGATGTTGCTTCATCTCCTGGAGATCCGATATACATTTGTAGCATTGAAACAACTACTTGCTCACAATCTACTGCTGGTGTTCCAAGAGTCCAATATCTACGACCAGGCAAAGGCATAGTGTAAGAAGTGTAGGTATTGATAACAGCGTTTAGAACGCCCTGCATAAGATTTGCTAAATTTTTAGCATCTGCAGATACTGTACTTGTGTCTATGGTTGTGCCCATTTGTCCTCTTGTCTTTTAGTTTTTCTACTACACAGTATGGATTGGAATTGTTCGTTCGCCAAGCTGCATAATAATATTACCTGAAATAAGCGGAACAATCTCATCGACAGCAGGATTTGCAAGACTTGGACGAACTGCGTACATATCCATAATTCCTGGATCACGAGGACCTATTACATCTAATACCTGCTTATATGTTGCACTAACTCTTATTGTATTTTCTACTCTATCAATAGAGGCAGCATTTGTAATTGTTGTTGTTGTGTTGCTATTAATGTCAGAGAAGTCAATTTGAATAGTCCAGTTATTGTCTGAATCTAAAAAGTCTCCATTGATTTCTGAGAAATAATAAAGATTAGATGTACCGTCTGCAGTTACATATAAATCAAATGCGCTAAGTGGGTAAAGAGGAGAAGCTCCTGTAATACGACGAGCACGAGGCTGATCTGGACTAAAGACACGAGCACGAGCACGAGCTTTATCAGGATTAACTGTTTTAAGGAAAAGATCTATTGCATAAACGCCAGTCTTTAGTTCATCAATAAAATCTTGATTATCAAGGACTGTGTAAGAAACACCTTGGCGAGAAATCGATGTAACTCGCTGTGGAAGAGCACAGGTGTCATCATCTTCGTAAAGCTTTACAAGCTCTGTAGCAAGGACACGAGCTGCTGCACGACCTGCTGTAGGGGGAGGAGTTCCGTATGTATAGGTAACTTCTACCTGAGATGGAGACCAACCTGCACCAGGTACCCCAAGGATAGTTGAGTGGTCTGACAAATAATACTTATTTGGTTCAATAATATTTCCATCAAGGTCACGAAGAGTGTGTACCTTGATTACCTTGCGTCCACGAAGGCGAACACGAGAATTTGCTGATGTTCCGTCACCCTGAAAGTCATCATCTGCATAGCGATTAAATCCACCAGATGCAATGTTTACAATGTTGCCATCTACTAACACTGGTGTATATGTAAGGCTTGATCCACCTGAGCGAAGGTATGGGTCATACGAGGACACATAACGCTCAGTTACTGTTGTTAATCCGCTAAACTTGCGGCCAGACATTCCCCAAAGAAGAAACGATGCTGTTTTACAAGCTTCATAGGCATAGTCAGAGTTGGTGTATGTACCTAACTCTTCTGGAGTTACCCAAAGATTACTCATATCCTCATCTCGTCTCTAAGTAGAAAAGCGGGCACAAACCGTAGTTGCGAAACCATCGGCCAGTGCCCGCCTTTCTCAGTGAATTAAGCGGTTGGATCCTCTGTTGACGCAATGATGAAGTCAACTGGTAGATCTGCGTTGTAGTCTTCGTTACCTGGAACGTTGAATGAAGATGTTGAACCTTGTGAGGCAAAATCTGTCACTGCAAGGTATCCACGGTTACGAAGCACTGAACCTGCTGGGCTAACTGCTGTAGATGTAACATCTGTTGCAGTCTTTGCATAGCGGAAGGTTGTTGTGCTTGGAACTGCTGTAATTGTGTATGTTCCGTTGAATGTTGAATCAACTGAGCTCACAGTTACGCTCTGTCCTACTTCAAATCCGTGTGCTGAACCTGTTGTAAGGGTTGCAACGTTTGAAGTTAATGCCTTGTTAGTAACGGTCTTTGTGGAGTTATCGAACCAGCGATAGAAGCCCTTAAGACCTGTTGGTGCCCAGTCTGAACGTGCATATGAGTATGAGCGCTCAGAAGCTACTGGATACTCCCAACGACCATCTAGACCAGAGCCAAAAGTTACGTTTCCGAGTCCATAACCTTCGAATGTGGTTGCAAGCATTCCATTTTCAATTACACGGTCTCCGCTTTGGCGAAGCTTTGCGTATGGGAATACCCAGTGGAAGTATGGGTTAGTTGAAGCACGGCGACCATCTGCGACAGCAAATGACCATACTTCAAGAGCAACACCGTTGCCTGAAGGATCATCGCCGA